GTTTCCAATGGGCTTGTGAGCCTCACGGTTACTGGCAATACAACTATTGCAGCGGGTGATACGATTGTAGTCTATGAGACAACCGTTCCTGAGTTCAGTTCTATTTCTGGTCAGTCGTTTGAAGTGTTTAGTGCATCAACTACAAATGTATCATTTCTTGCCCCATTGGGTAACTTGGCAAGCCTTGGTGGTGGTTTGCAGGTTGAGTTTGGTGGCAGGTTCAGCGTAGGTGGTGGATTTATTCATCAGCCAGCACCACCTTGGGGAATTTACTTTCAGCGTAGGTTATGGGTGCCGTTTTATTACACTCCTGCGGGATTATTTAGTTCACCTACCTACACAAGCAGGAAGATTACTGATGAAATATCTGTTTCGGATATTCTAGACAGTCATACATTTGATCAAATTGCCAATCAATTTAGAATTACTGGTGGAACAACTGATTATTTAGTTGCGATGCAAGGATTCTACGATGACAAGCTAGTTGTTTTAAACAGAAACAGCTTACATTTGATAAGTGGAACTACTGGTAGTCTGAATGACACCAAGGTTACAGCATTAACCACTGAGGTTGGGTGCTTGGCTAAGAAAAGTGTTGTGATGAAGGGAAATGCTATGTTTTTCCTGTCTGATGATGGGATTTATGCTGTTGAGTTCTTAAATGACTACAACCTTCGTGGTGCGGATGAGCCTATTTCTAAGAATATCCAACCTTATATTGATAGGATCAATAAAAATCTAGCTAAAGAAGCAGTGGGAATCTTGTTTAACAACAGATATTACATTGCAGTTGCATTAGATTCGATTGCTGGAGCCAATGATGCAAGTGGTAACAATACAATATTGATATTCAACTTCCTAAACAAAGGATGGGAGTCTGTTGACACGTTCGGGGCTGGTGATTTTATCATCAAAAACCTTATTTCTGGTAGTGCAGCAGAAAGAAATAGCATTTATGCCGTAACTTCTTTAGGTGGTTTACATGAACTTGAGGCAACAGATACATCAAACGATAGTTTAGTGTCAGGTGGTATTGTAACTAGCTTTTCAATCAACTCATCATTAACAACTAGAGGATACTCCTTTGGAAATCTTGATCGGAAACGATTTACTGATGGTCAGATCACCATGCAATGTATTGATTCTGGACTAGGAGAGTATAGTATTTCCTTTGCTGCAGAAGATCCAGACAACAATCAAGGTATTGGCACAACAACTACATTTCTTGATGGAGTAGTTCTTGGAACTGGCGCAGTTAATGAAGATGAGACAGGGAATATTAGATTTCGTCTCGGTGGTATTCGTGGATATGTTGGAAGCCTAACCTTGACACGCACGATTGGTTCCCCTAAGATAACATCCCTAAAGGTCACTGGTTCTGTGACAAACCGACAAATCATTTCCCAAACGTAATATGCCTGGAGTAGTAGAAACAACGCACACTTTCGCAACAAACGAAGTAATCACAAGCACGTTAATGAATAACATCATTGACGAAACATTGTTTGCTTCTGACGCTTTGGCAAATACTACGCTTGCATTAACTGCTGGCAAAATGAAAGTCGGCACAATTACTTCCAATGAGATGGGAGCAGGTGCAATCACAACTAATGCAGTTGCATCGTCCTCAAGTGCTACTACTGGAATTACATATGCTAAGATGCAATATGTCGCCAATATGAAAGCATTGGGAAATGTTTCTGGTTCTCTTGGTGTTGTATCAGAGGTTTCTATTCTTGATGAAGACAATATGGTGAGCGACAGTGCTACTTCATTGGCTACTCAACAAAGCATTAAGGCTTATACAGATACTAAGTTTGCGGCAGTAATTACAAGAGGAACTGCCGTAGCAACAACTAGTGGAACAACTGTTGATTTCACATCTATACCATCAACCGTTAAGCGGATTACAGTAATGTTATCTGGAGTTAGCACAAATGGAACTAGTCCTGTTATTCTTCAACTTGGTGATTCTGGCGGGTTTGAAATAACTGATTATTTAGGTAGTGCTGGAGAGGTAAGATCGACTCCAGATGTTGATCTTTTCACAACTGGTTTTGGATTATTACAGTCTCCATCCGCAGCTGATTTATTCTACGGTATAGCAACAATAGTTAATATTTCTGGTAATGTATGGGTTTATTCCTTTACTGGTGGCAGTTCTACTGTAGCAAATAATTACATTGGAGGTGGGAGCAAAACCTTATCAGCAACACTAGACCGCATACGCCTTACTACTGTTGGCGGGAATACTTTTGATGCAGGATCAGTAAATATCATGTATGAGTAATCGTAAATGAACCAACACCTAGCAACCGCACTTAAACTTTATGAATCAAGAAACATTAACCTTCAAGACCTTATCGGTTGGCATTTATGTCATGGGATTGTTATTTGTAATCCAGATGTTTTTGCGTTGTGTTTTCACTGCGCTAGTTACGATCTGGAAAAAGCTGTTGAATTTAAGGATTCAGATACTCTTTATGTCACTATGTGTTGCGGAAACATGGCTAGTGGACTTGAATCACTTAAAGATAAATATAAATATATTGCTTTTAGACGTGATTTCAAAGGTTCAAATTACAATCGCTTGTTAAATATCAAAAATTTCTACTTAAAACTACAATAATTATGGGATCAGCACCAAAAGTCAAGGCTCCAAAAATGGACATCGCTAAAGATATTAGTGGTTATGTCTCAGGAATGTCGCAGTCATTACCGCAAATTCTTTCACAAGAACAAGAATTCCGTCCACAGTTTCAAGGATTAAATCTTGGTGACATTCAATCGTTCCTAGGTGGGCAAGGTGGACAACAAGGAATCTTTGGTCTTAGTCGTGAAGCAGCCCAACAAGCAGGTATGGGATTGGGCGAAGCTCGCGGAGCAGAACTTGGCCAGATGACTGGGCAAGCAGGACTCACCAGAGGCTTAATGCAGGGTCTTTCACCAGAACAGGCATACGCAGTTCAAAATGCTGATGCAGAGGCTAGACGGGCGTACGCGTCCTCGCAATCACTAAACCCGCAAGAGCAACGCAGTTACCAACAAGCTGCTAGAGAAGGTGCATCTGCCGCTGGTAGAATTGGTGGCAATGCCGCAATCGCATCGGAAGTAATGGGTCGAGAGGATATGCTTGCTAGGAAAAGAATGGAGGCAGCACAGGCAGCACAGAACTCGTATAATCTTTCACAAGGATTCTACACGCAGCCTGGACTTAACCTTCTAAGCTCTGCGCCAATATCGTATCAACAAGGGCAGAACTTCTTGCAAACTGGATTAGGTGCTATTGGCTCTGGAACTCCTCAGTTGTTTGATACATCTGTCGGATTGAATCTTGGTGCTGCTCAACGATCAAATCAACTTGCTGCCGCATCTGCAAATGCACAAGCCAAAGCTGCGCAACAAGCTGCAATAATAGGTGCGGTAGGAAAGATTGGTGGTGCCGCATTTGGTGCTGGGGGAACGTTTGGCAAACAAGGATAAAATATTATGGCAACTTACGGAAGTGGACAAATGCTTGGGTCAGGAATCAATCCTGAATCGTTTAAACAAGATTATAGTGGGTTTACTCGCGCTGCTGAAATGCAAGCGCAGGGTATTGCTAGTCTTGGACAGAATATTAGTGGAGCTATTGAAGACTATGGTAAAATGAAGAAACAACAGCAAGAAGATGAACGCGCTGTCCAGAAATCTAAAAACGTAGCAAAAGCCATTGGTGATTTGATTCCAGATTTAAAACCAACAATTCAAAACTCTTTGACTATTCTTGACAATAAAGAACTTCCACTTAGTCAAAGAAAAGCTGAAGCAGAAGCAATTTCTGATATTCTTAATTTAGGAATTGGAGAAATCCGCAATCGTCAAGATATTAGATTAAAAAAAAGAGGTTTAAAAATTCAAGAAAATGAAGTTGCTGCAAGAGGTTCATCAACAGAAAGAAGCGTGAATCTCCAACAAGGAGAAATCACTGAGACAATAGGAGGAAAACAATATAAGATTCCAGTTACATTTAATCCTTCTAATGGAGAAACAAGAAGACTAGATGGGACAATAGTTGGTGCTGCGGCTCAGACAACTAGAGGAATCGATGCCGCATTAAATCTCCCTATTCCAGCACTAACTGGAAATTTAGATAAAGATGCAACTGCAATAAATAATGCTCAACAACTTCCTTCTGTTAACGAACAGGATAACACCTCAGCAATCATTTTAACTGGTGGGATGCCAGATGGTCAAGACGGTCTTACCAATGTCGCTCCGATGCCAGTTGGTTCACCAACAACTACGGAAATCCCAAGAGTAGATGGCTTGCCTCAAAGCATGACTGAACAACCTGTTGCTTTGCCACCTGGAGCAGTTCCTCTTGATGTAAAAGAAGAAAAAGCACTAAGTGAAGCAGATCGAATTAGAGTTGGGTTGCCACCTGGAAATTATATAGCCACATTTACTGGAAATGTTCCATCAAATATTAGACACATTCCTTCCACCCCCGATTCGATGGAAAAGCTCAAAGAAAACAGAATGCTAAAAGCCGATGAGCGCATTACAAATGTTCTTGTATCGACTGATCAAGGTGCGGAAAGACTTATCGGAATGAACGAAGCATTAGCTCTTCTAAATTCAGGAGAGGTTAAGTCTGGTGCTTTTAAAAATTACAAAGTAGCAGCTGCTAGGATTTTCGGAATGGATGTAGCAAGTGAAGAGCAGTTCAACTCATTAGTTGGAGGCTTGGCTATGGAAGCTATTGATCTAACAAAAGGTGCGATTTCTGACAGGGAAATGACATTCTTTAGAGAAGAGTTAGCACCTGGACTAAACAAGTCAGTGGAAGGGAACAAGAGGATTTTAGAGTTTAAAATAAAAGCTGCTAAAAGAGGTTTGAGAATCAATCAAGTAGCTAGGGAAATGCTAAGCAGGAACGAACTTCCTGACAAAATAGAAGCTGAAATTAAGAAGATTCAAAATGAAGATTCTTTGGTTTCAAAAGACACGTCAACATCTAGCAAGCCAAGTGGATCAAACAACATTTACGAGAAATACGGAGTGAAATGAGTGAAATACAAAAATCAAAAGCCAACATTGAAAACGAGTTTCGTAAAATTACTGAAACAAATCAAATAATTGACAAGAAACTTGATGCGGCAAAAGCTGCTGGAAACGATGGTGAATTTCAGTCTTTAATCAATGATTTGAGGGCGATGAAGGAGCGTGAATATATTCTTCAAGGGGAGTATTCAAACATTTTAGAGCAAGAGAAAAAACCAGAGTTAGAAAGAGTCCAAAAACTTGGTTCTGAACTAAGACAACCATTAGCTGTTCCTATGCCTAATTACATGGGAATGTCTGGGATGCCTGGAGTAACCGCATTGCCTAGCGATCAGGTATCTGTTGAAGACCAAAGAAAAAGACAACGTGAAATTATTGCAGAACGATATAACTTCCCCCAGTCTGAAGGAGGCAGAGAGTCTGAGCGGATTCCAACTTCTCTCATGGCACAAGTAGAGAGTCTTTATGATCCTACAAGTAAAGCGCAACTTCTCAAAAACTCATTTCCTGGTGCCAACATAAGACCAGTAGATGTTGGTGGGAATACAGAATTTATAATCACTTTACCCGATGGTAGTCGCAAAACTACATTAGACAAAGGAGTCGCTTCTCTTGCTGGCTTTGCTGCGGAAATTCCACCTACGGCGGCGGAAATCGCCTCTTTTATAGGTATTCTTGGGACAACCAAAAGCCCAGCATTGGCAACTGTTGGATCGTCTGTTGCTGGCGCGGGAGTTGGTGCGCTCATGGATGAAGGATTAAGATACGCTTACAATCTCAATCCAGACGTAGGAGGAACTCTTGCAAGGCGTGGAACACAAGCCGCTGTTGGAGCCGCAATTGGTGGCTTTACCGATGTAGCTATTCCCGCAATAAGAGCGGCAAGAATAAAAGACCCATTTACAAATACGTTTGCCGCTCGTCTTGATGACTCAGCGAGAAACTTAATGGCTAGGGAAGAAAAACTTGCAGCAAAGCAGTTCCGCGAAGCTGGAAAAATCCAAGTTCCAATGGGTGCTAGACTAGCTGGACAACAAGGAATTGAAGCTCAGTCTGAACTTGCTGGAGCATATCCGAAATCAAACATTGCTTCGCTTGCTCGAAGCACTCAAGAGACACTAGTTAAAATACTTGATGATTGGAAAAGTAAGGTTCCAGCAAATCCCAACAATTACGCTTATATTGCTGCTAGGAAAAAAGAACAACAAGAAGCACTTTCTCAACAAATTTCATCATCTACTGGCAGGAATAAAAGAATTATTGAAGCAGCAATAGATCGTCAAACAAAAGGGCCATTAAGCAATAAAGATAAACTTGGAAAGGTTTTGTTCGACTCAGTTAAAAGTGCAGAAGATCAATCAATAGCAAACGTTAAAGAAGCGTATCAAAATGTCTTCACTTTAGCTGATGATGGAGGATTTAGCGTCACTCCAGAAGAGATGCTTGATGTTGTTTATCAAATAGGAAGAGACATTAACAAGTCTGGTTCCGCTGATACTTCAGCTATAAAGACCGTAACAGATCGCTTAATAAGAAGAAGGGAAGCACCTAGGCTTTTACAAGAAGCAAATACAAGAGTAGATACTTTGATTAAAAATGGCAAGCAACCATCTCAGGAGTTAATGAAAGAGATTGCTGATCTTTCTTCTCTTAATAAACCATTGAATTCAGAAGACTTCGATAGCTTCATAAAAGCATTTAGAGAAGCTCGACCAGACAATATGTCTAGTGGTGCGAACAAAGATGTATTTGGCCGTGAAATCGCGTCAAAACTGTCTGATTATCGGATCAAAACTTACGATTCAATCCCAACAGTTCTTCCAGATGGAACGGCAACCACAGTTGGCAATGTGTTTAGAGACGCATCATCTGAAGTTCAAAAGCGTCAAGGCTATGAGGCTAATTTGCTTGGCAATATCTTAAGGGAAGCTGCTGGTGAACAATCATCAACTCCGAGAGGCATTGTTAATGCTATAATGCAAGAACCATCTCAAATCAAAAAAGTTGTGCAATCACTTAAACAACTTGGTCAATCCGATCCAAGCAAAGCTGGAGAAGCGGATAAAGTGCTTGGGATGCTTCAGTTGCAATACATGAACAATATCGGTGTTGGTGCTGGTGGAGCAAAGAGTATACAAGCCGACACAGGGATGCTTGATGCTCTTTTCGGAGCAAATGCAGGAGCGCAAAAAAGATCAATTGATGAATTGAATCGCAATTTAGGCAATATCAAGGGACTCGACGCAAGCAGTCTAACGATTGATGATGTCAAAAGAATGGGGCAAGCTCTTACAGAAAATGAAAGAAAAGCCCTGACAAAAGGTATTGTTAAAAGAATCGAAGGAGAAAAAGAAGAAGCATTACTGATTAAGACCAAAGTATTTAAAGCCGCTGAACAAGGAGACTTTAAAAACATTGATGCAGATCTTCTTTCTGGATTGATCCTTGGCAAAGATACTTCTATTGCTCAAGTTGATAGAATAATGAAGCAACTAAGCAAGGAGTCGCTAGAATCGAGAAACCTTTTCAAAGGAGATTTTAAGAGGAATTTGCTTCGTGATTATCCTGGTGGAGACGCAACTGCAAATGCACCATTTGAGTCATTGTTTGATACGAAGAAATTTGTTGCTGACTATGAGGCATCTGGCAAATTTAAATCTGCTTTTGCTGAGAAGATGGAAGTTGTTCTTGGGAAAGAAGAGGCTACTGCTCTATATGACATAGCTAAACTATATGAAGCAAACACAATTGCTGACACTGCAAAAGTTGGATATTCTCCAAGGATGTTCTTGAGTAATAAAGGAACGACATTAGGTCTTCCAATTGCACAAGTAAGCGAAGCTGTTAAAAATAGATTTGTAACGGCGATGCTTTCTACTGGCAATTCCATGCCTCAATTAAAAGCAGCACTTGCTAGAAATGCACTTCCTGGAGACATCAACAAAGTTTACAACCAGATGGCAAAAGATATGTTCCTAACTAGAACTGGGATAACTGCATTGGCACATCAAGCATCTAGTGATCCAGAATTTTCTGCTGAGTTGATAAAAATGGCAAGGGAATACGATGCAAAAGAAGGCTTGAACTTGGAAGAGAAATAGAGTTTAATTCCTTCAGTTAAGGAATAATTCCCATGAACGAAGAACAACTCCAGAAAATAAAAGACAATCACTACGATGACCGCCCAGATAAAAGCGAGTGGTTCCTTGAGGTGCGAGAACGTGCGAAGTTAATCTCTCGCAACAACGTCGAGCATTACGCGCCACATAAGGCAGCGTTGGCATTGTTCCTTTTATCTCAGGGCGCAAGGATAACCGAGATTTCCAAGAAAACTGGAATTGGGCGTGAAGTAATTCGTGGGCTGGAATGGCGGCATAACGACACACTAGAGACAAAGCGGAAAGAGTTCTCCATGCGTTACGCTATTGCCGCGCAGGAATACACTGACTTGCTATTTGAAAAAGCCACACAGCTATTTGATGACCCAGATAGTCTTGCCAAGATTTCTCCTGAGAAGCTGGCGATTACTGTTGGTATCCTTACTGACAAGGCAGCACAGCTTACAGGCATGGCAACAACAGTTGTGGAGCATCGCAAGGGTGCTAGTATTGATGATGCCGCGAAAATGATTTCGGAAGCTCGTAGCAGAATCGCAAACAAAATTAAAGAAAGTTCAATTGATATTGAAGTTGTTGACATTACAGAAAATTCCTGATAAAAAACAAGCGTCAACCGGATATGTGGTCCAGTAGACGCTTTAACACAATACATAAATAAGTATGAAAAGTGCTGAGAAAAATAAGCCAGAAGAATTGCTTGATGTCAAGACTGCATCCAACTATTTGAATTATAACGCCCAAACTGGCAGTTTTGTTTGGAAAGTAAAAACAAAAACTTACAATACTGGTGATATAGCAGGTAAAGCAAATTGTCGCGGATATGTTTCAATATGGATTGGTGGTAAGCAGTATTACGCGCACCGATTGGCTTGGGCGTTTTGCAATGGCTCATGGCCTATTGGAGATATTGACCACGTAAACGAAGACAAGTCAGACAATAGAATTTTAAACTTAAGAGTTGCCAGTCGCTCAGAAAATATGTTTAATCGTGGCTGCAATAAAAACAATACATCTGGAATGAAGGGTGTGGTTTTCTGCAAAAAAACAAATAGATGGAGAGCGCAAATGATGGTAAATAGAAAGAGCGTAAACATCGGAAGGTTCAAAACAATAAAAGCAGCGGCAAACGCTTACATGCTTAAAGCACAAGAAATTAGAGGAGAGTTTGCAAAATGCTAAAGTGGACCGATCATCCAGTTCTTCCCGTTCCTACGGATGAAGAAATTACTCAGATGAGTGCTGAGGAATTAATGGAGTTTTATCAAATTCGAGAAGAAGCAATTCGCAATGCAGCAAAAGACCCATTTCGATATGGGTGGAAATTTGATAATTGGAAAAAACTAGAACAATATCTATCAACAAGAAATGAAGCATTAATCAGCGGAGGAAATCGGTCGTCAAAAACCCAGGTCGGAGCTTACTTTGTTGTGAAGGCGGCAGTTGAAAATCCTAATTCAGATATTTTTTGCTTTGCTCAGAATGCAGAAGTTTCTATTCGTCAACAGCAAGCTGCTGTATACGATTGGATGCCAGCAGAGTTCAAGAGCAAGCAGACAAGCCAGAATACATATCTATCTTACTCAAGAAAAAATGGATGGACTGACAACTCATTGATTCTTCCTAATGGTTCTCGCATTTCCTTCAAGACCTACGCAGCGTTTGCAAACAATCAAACAATTCTTGAAGGAGCAGAGCTTGGATCAAAAGAAGCTACTTGGTTAAATATAGGTGCGTGGTGCGATGAGATGCTTGGTGGGCCAGAGATAATCGACACATTAAGGTTCCGATTGGCAACTAGAAATAGTAAGATGATGCTTACATTTACTCCAATCTTTGGATATACTGAGCTAATTAAACAATATCTTGATGGAGCAAAAGTTATTGAAAGTAGGGAAGCCGAATTACTTGATGGAGAATTGCTGCCAACAATTCTTGAATGCAAGAACATTAAAGGGACTGTCCATTATTTCCATTCCCAAGACAATCCTTTTGGTGGATATGATCGAATAAAACAAACATTGATTGGAAAGCCAAGAGAGGAAATCTTAATTCGGGCTTATGGCATACCAACAAAAGCAGCCGCGACTAAGTTCCCTAAATTCAACAAGGTTGTGAACGTAGTCGATCCTGACAAGATTCCCAAGAACAACATTACAAGGTATCATGTAATCGACCCTGCTGGATCGAAGAATTGGTTCATGTGCTGGATTGCAATGGATGAGACAGGAACAATGTGGGTGTATCGTGAATGGCCTGGAGTTGACGTAGGTGACTGGGCTGAGTGGCGATCTGGAAAGTGGATGCCTGGAGAAGGTGCTAAAGGACAAGGGTTTGGCATTCGTGACTATGTGGAACTGATCGAGGAACTAGAAGGTGACGAGGAAATCTTTGAACGGTTAATTGATCCGCGACTTGGTGCTGCAAAGTATCAGGTGCAGGATGGTTCATCTTCGATCATCGAAGACTTGAATGATGCTGGCATGGTTTGCATTCCTGCGCCTGGACTAGATATTGACGATGGATTGCAAGCATTGATTGGGAAAATGGCATGGGACACAAGTAAGCCACTAGATGCCGTTAATCGTCCCCATTTCTACATCAGTTCTGACTGCGAGAATATTATTCAAGGATTATCTGAATACACTGGAGAAGGTGGATTGAAGGAAGCATGGAAGGATGTGATTGATGTTTTACGCTATGCTGCAATCTCTGGAATAGATCATGTTGACAATTCTGTCAGTTTGGTTACAACTCAGGGCGGTGGAGGTTACTAATATGAATACGAAAAAAGAAACAAAGAAACGTGGGCGACCAGCAAAGGTTGTAGAAGAGATTATTGTGGAACTACCAGAAGCCCCATTACGAGCAATGATTGTAGGAATTTGCAATAATCCGACATGGCTAAAGGCACGAATTGATGGATTTAGCGTTAATGTTAAGTGTCCAGCGCAATTATCAAAACGCTTGCTAGGAAAGGAAGTTGATGTTATGCTTGTTAATTCCGACCTTGAGGACTACTACCAATACATACCATGAATGACGTTCAGCAATTAGAAGATGAGTCTCTTGTTTATTTAGACAAGAAGCCTGATATTAACGCATTAGCTGACGCTTATGACACTTGCTTAGTTGATCTTGATTATTATTTTGAATCATGCCTACGGTCATACAATGATCGGCGCAACATTTGGGATGGCAAATCTGATGACTTACGCAAGAATGGTTCAAATGCATTCCCGTGGCAAGGTGCTTCCGATCAAGAGGTGAACGTAGTTGGTGAGCGCATCGACATGTATGTTGCTTTATTTGACCAAGCCCTCCAGCGTTCCCACATCAAAGCATTTCCTACGTCGATGGCAGCAATGCCTAAAGCTGCTGTAGTTTCTGGTTTCCTTAAGTGGATGCGATCATCTTACATTCCTGACTTTAAACGTCAAATGGAGCTTGGTGGCAACTACCTAATGGAAAAAGGAATCATGGTTTCCTACATTGGATGGAAGCGTGAAAAGCGTTCCTACCTACAAAGTGTAAGTCTTGAAGAGATTCAACAAGCATCACCTGACCTAGTAGAGTTGATTCTTAGTGAGCAAGATGATGAAATGCTTATTGATTTGATTCAGCAATCATTTCCTGATCTTTCTACCAAGAGAGCAAAGAAATCAATTAAAGACCTTCGTAAGATGGGTGTGGCTGAGATTCCTATCTCTCGTCAGACTGTTGACTGCCCAGTTGTTTACTCATGCGCTCCTGATGGTGAAGTAATGTTCCCATCGTATATTTCTGACCCACAACGCGCACCATACATGTTTTGGCGTACGTTCCTCACAGCACAAGAGCTAGAGAAGAAGGTGACAAATGAAGGATGGGATCGTAAATGGGTAGATAATGCTATCGAAACACTTCGAGGGAAAGATTCTATGTATCTCGATGGAGAAAAAACCAAAACAGATACTCGCTTACCGATCACAGACGATAATGATCTTGTCATGGTCGTATATGCGTATCAACGATTGATCGACGAAGAAGATGGTTCAGAGGGCATTTACTGCACAGTATTCCATCCACAGACAGATGGATATGCCAAGCATGAGCTTCTTAATGGCTACGATGATTATCCATTTGTGGTAACTCGATTAGCTAACGATCAGAAGCGCATGTATGAAGTGCAGACATTCTCTGATATTCTCCGTGGGCCACAGATGCAAATCAAAACTGAGCGTGACAGTCGAATTGACCGTGCGTCTCTTGCTACTTTACCTCCGATTATGCACCCTGCTGGAAGACCACCATCTGATTGGGGGCCTGGACGTAGAGTGCCATATCGTCGATTGGGTGAGATTGCTTTTGGGCCAATCCCCCCTCGCGATGACGGCTCAGTAGAGAGCGAGCTTTCCATGCGTGGACAAGCTGATCGTGCCATCGGATTAGACCTTACAAATCCGCTCTCATCGGCACGTCAGCAGTATTATATTGGCAAGTTCCTTGATCACGTTAAGGATGTGCTTACGATGGCATGGAAGCTGTATCAGCGGATGGGGCCAGATGAAGTATTCTTCCAAGTAACTGGTAATCCCAACCCGCAGGTAATGACGAAGGGTAGCCCTGATGAGAACTTCTCAATTATGGTATCGTTTGATTCATTGGCAAGTGACCCAGAGACAGCGGAGACGCAGTTGAAAAACATGGTGTCACTTGTCCAGTTGGATCGTAATGGCATCCTCGATGTCAACAAGCTACTTGAGTTTGCCGCATCGTCGATCAATCCTATCTTTGCTGACTACGTTCTGCAACCAGTCGAGGAAGCTCAACAGAAGGTTCAGAAGAACGTCACTGATGACCTTGCGAAGATATTTGCTGGCATCGAAGTTCCCGCTCAACCGAATGGAGCGCAGATTGCAATGCAGATGGTTCAGGCTTACGTTCAGCAGCCCGATGTTGCGGCTAGAGCGCAGCAAGACGAGGCTTTTGCTGGTCGCTTGCAGAAATACGCATCTCAGTATCAATTCCAGCTACAACAGGCGCAGAACGCCGAGATTGGACGTATCGGAACAGCACCTGCTGAAATGGGCGGCGTGACAACTCAAGGAATGGAGCAATGACAATAGCTGAAAGAATTTCTGCCGCATTAGGTTTAAACAATAAACTTAAAACTTTTTTGGAAGATCAATCCAAAGGAAAAATGTTTTATGGGCGACTAGTTGAGCGAGTTCCAGGATCTTTAGCTTCACAGCCAGAAAAAGGTCAACGGTCTGCTGTTTTTCTTGACTACCCAAAAATAAAATCTGCAAAATTAATT